ATGTCAAAGCTACTACGTCCAGACAGACGGAACACTCGGCACCACGCCAGCAGACCCAAGCGTATTCGCAGGGACAGCCGTGGCTGCTACCAAACTTATCGTGAAGGGATAACACATGGCGCTCGACACCATTCCAAAGCAAGAGGGCGGTAAGCTCAAGGCCGTTGCATCTGGGACACTTCCGAGCGGTCAGCCTGTTATCGTGAATAGTGATGGGACTGTTAGTGTTGTTGAAGGCACGGCTGAGGCTTTGAGTAGCCCTGCCGTATTTAATAGTGGGAATACACTATACAATTCGGTTACTTTTGACAGCAACTCGAATAAAATTGTTATGGTCTACGCAGATACTAGCAATTCTAGTTATGGCACTGCTATTGTAGGTACTGTCAGTGGGAATACCATAAGTTTTGGCACTGAGGTAGTGTTTCAGAGTGTTAGTAGTCAATATATAGCCGCTACCTTTGACAGTAATAGCAACAAAGTTGTTATAGCTTATGGCAATGTAGCTAGTAGTGGTCGTGGCACTGCGGTGGTCGGAACCGTAAGCGGCACGTCAATCAGCTTCGGGACTCCTGTGGTATTTGAGACTGGTGATTCCGATTACATCGCAACTGCTTTTGATTCCTCAAATAATAAAGTTGTTATATCTTATAGAGATGCGGGCGACTCTGGATACGGTAAGGCCGTAGTCGGAACCGTGTCCGGTACGGCTATTAGTTTTGGAAGTATTGCAACATTTGAAAGTGCTAGTACATTTTACACTACCGCCACCTTTGACAGCACCTCCAATAAAGTTGTTATTGCCTACACAGATGGTGGAAACTCTACTTATGGTACAGCGGTAGTTGGAACCGTAAGCGGGACAGGTATTAGCTTTGGGACGCCTGTTGTTTGGCAAAGTAAAGCTGGAACACGCCCTTCTGCCGTCTTTGACAGTACGTCTAACAAAGTTGTTATTGCTTATTACACTTCAACTGGCACACAGGGCGAAGCAGTAGTTGGTACGGTTAGCGGCACTTCAATCAGCTTTGGCGCTATCGCTGTGTTTAATACTGGCAATGTTGGCGTTCAAGATATGAGAGCTTCTTTTGACAGCACTAACAATAAAATTGTTGTGGCCTACCAAGATGCGGGTGACTCTAACCTTGGAAAACTAACCGTTGGAACAGTAAGTGGCACGTCGATTAGCTTTGATCCTTCTGTTGTATTTGAAACTGGGGCGACTTATTTCATTGGCTCTGCTTTTGACAGCAACGCTGGCAAAACTGTTATATCTTACGCCGACTATGGCGCTGGCCCTGATGGAACTGTTGTTGTTTTTCAAAACGCCTCCACCACCCTCACTTCCGAGAACTACATCGGTATGTCTACAGGCGGCACTGTAGCTGACACAGGCAACGCCACCATAGACATAGTTGGCACGGTCAACAAAGAGCAGTCTGGCCTCACCGCTGGTCAGCAATACTACGTCCAGATCGATGGCACGATAGGTACAACACCTGCTGATCCAAGTGTATTGGCGGGGACCGCCGTTTCTGCTACAAAGATGGTAGTCAAATCATAAGGTAGCGTCATGCCGTTAATTCCTCTCAAACTACCAGCAGGGCAATATCGCAACGGCACTGACCTCATGTCGCAGGGCCGCTGGCGGGACATCAACTTAGTCCGCTGGCACGAAGATGCACTGCGTCCCGTTGGTGGCTGGCGTCAACGCGCATCCGTCGATCTAAACGGCGTTGTCCGCTCAATGATCGCGTGGGAAGAGAATGACGGCACGCGCCAGACTGCTGCGGGAACGTACAATAACTTGTACGTCATTAACGCAAACGGCACGACAACTGAAATCACACCCTCTGGCCTAACGGCTGGCCGCATTGATGCAAATATGAACACCGCATACGGCGGCGGGTTTTACGGAAACGAAGAATATGGTCTGCCACGCGCTGACACCGAAACCATCCTCCCGGCCACAACGTGGTCTCTTGAGAACTGGGGCGAATACTTGCTGGCAATGTCATATGACGATGGCAAGCTGTACGAGTGGCAGGGTGACGTTCTGACTGACGCTGCGCTGATCGCAAACGCGCCAACAAACTGCACTGGCATGATGGTGACGGAAGAGCGTTTCGTCGTGTGCTTTGGCGCTGATGGCGATCCTCGCAAGGTGCAGTGGTCAGACCGCGAAGACAACACAACTTGGACGCCAGCAGCTACAAACGAGGCTGGCGACATAAACCTGCAAACCAACGGCGTTATCCTCGCCGGGCTTCGTACACGCTCCCAGTCGCTCATCCTGACCACAGAAGACGCACACAGCCTGACATATCAGGGTCCGCCATTTGTTTATGGTGTGGAGCGTGTTGGCACCTCCTGTGGGCTTATAGCGGCCCGTGCGGCGGCGTCTGTTGATAACGGCGTGATCTGGATGGGGCTTCGCGGCTTTTTCGTTTACTCCGGCGGCAGGGTGCAGAGCATCCCGTGTGACGTGGCTGACTATGTATTCAGCGACATCAACAAGGATCAGCGGTCAAAAGTTTCTTGCGTGGTCAATAGCGCGTGGAACGAAATCTGGTGGTTCTACCCAAGCGCAGACAGCCTTGAGTGCAACCGCTACGTTGCCTATGACTTCGTTGAAAACATCTGGATCACAGGCGAGATGGATCGCACGGCTGGCGTTGATCGCGGCGTATTCCGTTACCCAATGTTCATTGCAAGTGACGGCACACTGTATGAGCATGAAATCGGCTACAACTACGGCGCAAGCACTCCATACGCTGAAACCGGGCCGATCTCCATTGGCGCTGGCGACAACCTGATGAATGTGGTCGAGCTTATCCCAGACGAGAAAACGCAGGGCGATGTGACTGCCACGTTTAAGACGCGCTTTTACCCCAACGGCGCTGAGAGCGAATACGGGCCGTTCAGCATGAGCAACCCGACATCTGTACGATTTCAGGGGCGTCAGGTGCGGATGCGTGTTGAGGGAAGCGTTGCAACTGATTGGCGTGTCGGCATCATGCGGCTTGACGCGCGGCAGGGTGGGCGTCGATGAGAGTTGTTCCGCCGATCACAGTGGACTTAGCGGCGTGGGCGGAAAACCTGCGCCGTTATCTTGGCAGGGCTTTAAACCAGCTTGACGCCAAGGATGCGTCCGTGTCGGCGGCGGAAGACGGCGTTTTGCTGTGGGATCGGATTAACGGCTACCCAGTGGTCAGTAAAGGCGGCGAGTGGCGTCAGGTTGTGCTGGAAGATGGCCGGTATGCTGGCGGCATCACAACGGATCAGACTGCGGCAGCTACAAACACCGCCTACGCTTTGACGTACACATCAAGCGCTGCTGATGGCATTACAAACGGCACACCAGCATCTCGCATAGTCTTCGAAGAGGCTGGCGAGTATATGATTAGCTTTTCGGCGCAAATTTCATCTACGTCCGGCTCAACTGTAAACTTCTGGTTTTGGCCACGCGTCAACGGCGTTGACGTTGCCGGGTCAACGATGAAGAACGCACTGCACCAGAACGGCGCAACGCTTGTTGTGTCTCGGTCTGTTATCTTTAACTTTGCCGCCGGAGATTACTTGGAAGCGATGTGGGCTGTTGATAGCACCAACGGATTTCTTGATGCAACTGCGGCAACGGCGTTTGCACCCGCAGCACCAGCTTCCACGATTGCGATAACGAGGTTGCACGGATGAATAGAGAAAACGTCATAAAGGTCAGCTTCGAGCCGCAGCAAGATCCCAAGGTGGAAATGTTTGCCGTGCTGCCCGAGAACCTGCCGGCGGTGATCGACGACGCGCGACGCTTCATAGCGATGTCCACTGCGCGCCAGGACAATGTAAACGCAGATCACATCATCCAAGACCTACACGACGGCATGTCACTGCTGTGGATGGTTTACGTCGACGGGGTGCCAATGGCGTCCGTCGTGACTTGCATTTTGCACCACCCGCTGCGCCGCAACCTCAAGATTGAGTGGATGGGCGGAGAGGACATGCACCTCTGGGCCGGAGAGGCGTTGGCCACTTTGACAAAAATAGCGAAAGAAGCTAAAATGGACGCGATTGAGACTGACGGTCGCAAGGGGTTCGCGAAATACGCAGAGGCGGCTTCATTCCGCGAAACGCGCAGGCATTATGAGATGGAGCTGAGCCAATGAGTTCGACCAAGACACAAGAAAGCAAGCTGCCGCAGTGGCAGGAAGACTTCATCCGCGAGCAGATCCTGCCGCGCGGCATTGACATTGCCGAAACGGAATACACTCCCTACACTGGCGAGACGATTGCCGGCATGACGCCCCTGCAAGGGCAGGCGATGTCAGGCTTTGGCAATCTCAACATGGGCGGCCAGACATACGATCAGGCAATCGGCGTCCAGAGCCGTCTCGCCAACTTTAACCCGACCGACATGTCCGCGGCTCAACTCGCAGAGGTTGAGCGTATGCAGGCCGTCGAGGCTGTGCGCGCCGCTACCGCTCCTGGGCAGATCGGCGTTGACACGCTGGCGAGAACCAGCTTTGACCCGTATTTGTCGCCATACACTCAGAACGTGATCGACCTCGGCCAACAGGACATCGAGCGTCAGCGCCAGATGGCGTCAAACACGCTCGGCGCGCAGGCGGAGGCCGCCGGCGCATTTGGCGGATCGCGTCAGGCAGTGCAGGAAGGCGTACTCGCCGGCGAGGCTCTGCGCCAAGCGGGCGCCTTGTCCGCCCAGCAGCGCCAGCAGGCATTTACGCAGGCTCTGCAATCCGGTCAGTTCGACATTGGCAACGTGCAGCAGGCTCGCGCACTGGCGTCAGGCCAGGAGATGACAGCCGAGACACTTGGCCAACAGGCTCGCGAAGCCGCAGCGGCCCGAGATCAGGCTGCCCGCGCCGGCAACATGGCGGCGGCAAACCAGTTCGCGATTCAGCAAGCTCAGTTCGAGCAGGCGGCCAACGCTGCCAACTATCAGGGGCAGTTTCAGGCTGCGGCCATCCAGGGGCAGGCGGCCAACGCAATGGGCGCCCTCGCTGGGCAGCGCTTGCAGTCTGGGATCGCCGGCCTCGGCGCGCAAATGTCTGCCGGAGAGCAGCAGCGCGCCCTGGAGCAGGCTCAGCTGCAATCTGATTACGCAATGTTCCAAGAGCAGCAAGCCTACCCGCTCACTCAGCTTAACGCG